TTTGCTTTACAAGTCAATACAACTTTGTTGAGACCTGTACGATTATTTCGACGCCAACGAATACCGGGTAATGATTCATTTAAAGTTTGTTGTGATAATTCTTTAATTAATTCATCAATATTTTCACTAACAAATTTTTGTAATACTTCCTGTTTTTGTTCCCGTGATAGTTTTGGATCAAGATTCGTTATAACGTTATGCAATTTTTTAAGTGCAGAATAATAAGACACCTTTTTGTCTCCTTTTAGATGTAACACTGACCTCAACTTTGAACCAAATTTATCTGGATCATCAAATTTGATGTCATGTTTTATATCTGCTCCTTCATCATATTCATCATGTTTACCAGTTATTCCTTTTCTTTTGTCTTCTTTATTATCGACTTCTTTTTGACCATCTTTTTTGTCTTCTTCTTTTTCTTCTTCATCATCTTCATCATCTTTATAAGATTCGATAAATTTTGTTAAACGATCAAAGTTCTTTTTAAATTGGACATAAGTGTCTTTGTTATTCAGTTCATTCATGAAACCTTTCCAACCATTATATCCCTGAGCTTTTAATTCAGCCCATTCTTCACCTGAAGTATCAAATGCTTTTTCAGATATCTTTATACATGCGTCATATAAAGCCAACATTTTTTCTGTTTCATAACCTGATTGCATTTTATAATCACGGCTAAACAATCCTTGTGTTTTTCTCAAATAAGCGGAAGCAGATTCAAGTTTTTTTGCTATCGGTAAATATTTTTTTGAAAATGTATAAAATGTTTTTAAATTATTACTTTCAGATTCTTCACTGGTTTTCATACCAATGATTGCTGTTTTCCAGAAATGAGAAGCCAAAACATAACAATCACGAAAAGCACGAATCTGCTCTTCAAAGAGGTGCATGTTATCTCGATTAACTTTTTTTCTGGCGAACAATTTAGGTTCTTTAAATGTATCTTGAAATGTTCTTAGGGCAAGAACATGCATATTCATTGCAGATTCTTTATCGCTGAACATTATTTTTTCAAATTCACCGAGATTTTGTTGAAGACCTTTTTTATTTTTTTCATATTCTTGTTGACATTGTTTATATAAAACAACAAGTTCTTGAAGCATCTTATTAATTATCTTGACTGTTTCTGCCGACTCCTTTGCAAGGTCGGTAGGCATATCCTGATAATCATTATCCTCTTCATGAAGAACATCTGCGAGTGTTAGAAACTTCATTCGTCTCCTCCGGAGCTAGGAGCCCTTGTTCTTCCTGCCTGTCTGTCTAATTTATCTCGATACCGGTCCAATTTCTTTTTTTCATAATCACCTGCTCCCGGCACCATTGAATCTACATCTCTTGCATCTCTGGTCAGAACTTGTTGTAGAGAATCATCACCAAGGTCTTTCGCATTTGCAAATTTCTTTGCATGGTCTTTTACGACACCAAGGTATTTTAATACAGCATCTTGTTGTTCTTTAGTAGGTGCTTTTGGAGCTTCTGCTTTTTCTGGTCTAATTTTTTTATTAGTTTCCGGATCTATCGATTCAAGTTCTCCTGGATTTTGCGCAATGTTTAGTACATCATCAGAGAAAATTGATCTATGTTGTTTGATGAAAGCCCTTGCTACGTTTATTCTTTTCAGATGATAACCTTTTGTTGTTTGAAAATCTCTTAATTTTTTATCTTTATCAGGCTCATAATTATTCTTACCAACTTGTTTTGTTTTACGTTTTATATGGTCAGCCATTAACTTGTCAAGACCTCTTGCCTCTTTGGCATGATACCGAATAACGGCAACCATCTTATTTGAAAGTCTTCCCTCTTTGCTCAATAAATTTACAAGGTGATTTGCACTTGAATTCATTGATTTAAGAGTAAAATCTTCAAGCTTTTCTGCGGCCTTATCAAAAATATTATCACGAAATGGATTGAATGCTTCTGATACGGCCCAGTAGTTTTCGATATCTTTATTAATTAACTGAGTGAGTAAATTATTCTTCGTTTTCGTTGTCATCTGTAGGTGCTTGGTTAAAAAGTGTTTGTGACAATTCTTCCTTTCTTTGTTCTAGCCGGTCATAAATTTTGTTTGCAATGATATTATCAAAGTTTTCTTTGGTACCAAGCATGTTACCATCATTTACATTTTTGATTAGATTTTTAATTTCGTCTTCCATTATACACCTCCTATAGTATCTGCTGGTGTTGAGCCACCGCCGCCACTGGCGCCACCTCCGCCACCACCTAAGTCATTGACCATTCCATCACCGGGTGATGGTCCCATGCCAGTATCGGCTCCGCCCATACCGCCACCGAACAAGTCACCGCCCATTCCACCTCCACCCATTCCACCATCCATGCCCATGCCGAAGCCAGGCTCACCTTCTTGAGGTGCAAATCGTGGATCATATTTCTCCTCACCAATCTCTTCTTCAATCTTTTCAATCTCTTCATCTGTCATGAACAGAATGTTTTTGCGAATATAGTTTGCAGAGAAATATTTTCCACGATATTCTTCAGCATCACGAAGAGCATTCATTTTTTCAGTGAGAACTTCAAGGCTTTTGAGTGCATTGAAATTGCTGTCTTGGTCATATGTGAATTGAATTTGATCTTTAATATCATCCCATTGTTTAAGTGAAATGATGTTCTTTAGAATTAATTGTTTTTTGAGAAGATCCAAAAACAAGTTTGAGAAACGTGAACGCAAACGCTCAATGAATCTTAGAAACTTGTATTCTTCTCGACTAATCTCACTGGCTCGTCCAAGTGAGAACCCGCTTTCGGGTTGCATTCTTGAAATTGGTACATTCAATGAACGGAACAATTGACGTTGAAAATATTCAAGTTCGTCAAGTTGTGTGAAGCCACCTTCGTCTCCTGACAAAGTATCAATCTCTGTGGTTGCACTACCATTTCTCCTGGGCATCCAATAGTCTTCAAGCATTGTTTGAAATTTACGGTCATCTCTCAACATGCCAGTTTTACTATCGTACACCATTTTGTTACGATATTGATCTTTAAGTGTCTGTAAGTATTGTCTTGCTTTTGCAGCAGGTAAGTTTCCTACATCAACATAGAAAATTCTTCTTGATGGTGCTCGACTCAAACGATGGATGATTGATGCATCTTCAAGCATTCGTATTTGGTTGAGTGGACGGAATGCTTTGTGAAGGTAGGAAATCACCGTGGTGCGTCTTTCGTCTAAAAGACCACTAGTAGTATAGACAATTGATTCTGGAGCGATTTTCAGTACATTTCGTTGATCCGTATTTTGTGAATATGAATCTTGTGTGAATACTCCACTTTCAGAATACATGTAGAATTCTTCAAACTCAAGATTCAATTGTATTTCTTGTGGACCTACCGAAATCTTTTGATCTGCATCTGCACCTTTTCGTTGCCGAACCTTTTTAATTTTGAATGGATCGATCAGTCTTGTCTCAACAATACCACGTTGTGGTTTTTCAACGTCAATCATCACATGAAAGAATAATCTTCCATCAACAAACCATCTGCGAAAAATTTCATAACCAACATATTTAAAATTTAAGACATCAAGAACAGTATAAAATTCATCAGAAATTTTCTGACAAATCATTTCTGAATAATCTTCAAGATTGTCAAGGTCAATGTGAACAGGATATGATTTGCGATTCGCAACAATTGCTTCATTCACAATTTCTTCAACGGCAAGTTCACACTCTGGTTGCATAATCATTGAACGATATCTTGCAAGCAGGTCAGATTCATTTTGAAAATTAGTTTCAAGATTGAGATAAGTACCGTAAACGCCAGCAGAACCTACAACGGTAGAGCCGTCATCATTTTCTGGTGCGGTGAACGATTGTAAATTTTGTTCTGAACGGTCTTGAGATTCTTGAAACTTCCAGCCGAATAATGTAGACATTCAAACTCCTCATTTTTAATTGTTATTGTTTACATTATTTATTATATTTGTAAAACCAAAAAAAGCCTGCATGTTTTAAATGCAGGCTTTTCAACGAATAAACTAAATTGAAAATATAGTTTAACTAGCCGCTTTTGAAGCTTTTGGACCAGTCCAATTAACTGCACCAGGAATACCTTCTGCAGGTTGGTCATTAGTGTTTCCAGTAAATGGATTCGTAGTTTTGTTTCCTGGTACACTGAGTTCCAAAGTATTCTTCACCCAATATTGATATGCAAAAGTTACTGTGAATTCTTCAATAGTATCTTTATCATCCCAACTCAATGTGATTTGGTCAACGGAAGTTGGAAATGCATCTTTAAAATAATAAGATCCAAGATAAGGTCCATCATCATCATTATTCAACCGAGAAATACCACCATCTTTTTGTAGTTGGTGTACTTGCATTTGACCATAAACATTTTTACCAGCATCTGCACCAAATCCTGATTCTGCTTCAAAGATCGATGCACCTGGTGAAATATATTCAATCCAAGCTTCAAAGAAGTGACGAATTTTATAATTTTCGTCATTCATAATTGTAACTGACCAGGGTGCAAATGTTCGGTCAATTGATGGTAACTTGACATCTCTTCCAAGAAATGTTTTTGTAATTTCACCTAACGTGCTTTCAGGAATTGAAGCCGCTTTAATAAAGAATGAAATTTCCTGTGTATCAAAAATAAACGGAGAAAGCGCATCTATAATATTTTGTGGAAAATAGATCGTTGCGAAAAATAGTGAAGGACGTGCGCCTCCACCAACTAGTTTATTGCGTAATGCAGTGACATTAATTCCCATAGTAGACTCCTTTTTTTATTATAAACCAAGATCTGCGAAGTCAACCGTCTGACCAACGGCTGTGAAATTCAACTTAATGAAGTTAATCACATAAGTTGGGCGAATATAGATATCAGCTACAAATTTATTCTCTTCAATCAATTCATTCGTATTATTTGTTTCATCACATACAATTCTGTATTCAGTACAACCTTGTTGCTGAACAATTGTTTCAAGATAGTTTTCAAGTTGTCTTGCAAATTCTGCTCGAGTCGATGCTGTATTGAATTCAAACAATTTTCTTCTGGCTTGGAATACAACAAAATCTTTTACAGTAATAAACAATCTTCTTACATTGATTCTGTCAAATGCACTTGCAACTTTGGTCAGTGTTTTATCACCAAACAGCAATGTACCTTCACCACGAATTGTGATAATAGGATTGACTTGATTTATATATTGCTCATCTCTTACTTCTTGAGAAGGATTGAAAGCAAGTTTAACAACATTCTTAATCTGCCCACGATTATATCCAGCTGGTGAATACCAAGGATAATAATTGATATCACATTGCGCCATTAAACCGGCAATGTCTCCAGACATTGGAAGCCATCTATATGTATCATTGAAACTATCGTATTGATATTTAAAGTTTCCGTCCATGAAAGCATATGAACTATTGTAAATACCATCTCTCCAATTAATCATTCGGTCTGCGATCAATTTCTCATCTGAGAAGCCGCTTGCAATTTGTCCATAATCACCAGAGACACAAACAACACAATCTTTTCTTTCTTCTGCCAATTGAATCATTTTTGAAATTGCAATACGAGAATCAATTGGATGTCCTGGAATATAAGTCCAACCAGTTACAAAGAAATCTACGTCAATATCTTCTTTTGATTTGAACAATTCAATTGCTCTTAGGATATCATCTTCTTGTGTAGGATTGCCACCAGAACCACCAGCAAATCGTTGTGCTGAATAATCTGATATTCCTCTTTTGTTTGTATGATAAGTCACGAAACGTGTACCTGCTGTCTTTTCACCCCAATTATCACCCAAACTTTTTCCACCGAGAGGATGTGCCGCCCATTTAATCCATTCGGAAGTATTATTGACTCGAGTTACATAATATGTTGGTGCGCCAAAATCATCTCTACCATCTCTTGCAACAGATAGACTTGAATATGATTCGAGAACTTGTCCAACATTACCAGTAATTTTTCCACCATCATCAATTACCGTCACATGAACTTCGTCACAGTAATGACCGCCCATGTCTTGATTAACAACTCTTGCATTGTTTGATGTTGCTGGTGCTTGAGGATAAAGTTGAGCATATTTCCATTCTCGACTCCAGAATGTTGGTGTACTTGCTAAAACTTTACCAACAATTGGTCTGTCAATACGAACTTCTACATTTGAAATGATTTCAGAAACTATAACTCTTTGACCAGTAATTGTTAAAATATCACCAACAGATAATTGCTCTTCGAATACAGTATTGATACCATAAATTCTGTCAGTGTTATTACTAAAGTATACACGGCCCATCAAATTCATTGGTGAATTTCTTCTTGCACCATCTGAAAATTCTTTGAACTTACTTCGTTCACGAACCATAATCTTTGTAATATTTTGAGAAATGACAAGTTCTTGTACACCGCCATTATCAACAGTTGGTACACTACCATATCCTTCTCTGTTAACATATGCAATATGTCCGTTTAGAGGATCATAACCTTTGAGAAGCATATTGTACACACCCGCTTCTGGACCACCATGTACTGTAAAGCTTAATACTTTTTGTTCTGCTTCAAATGAATAGTCTCCAAGCCAGGTATTTGGACCTGAACTAACTAGTGGGTACATATTTGGCACGCCAATTTGCACATTCTCAAATTTCACATAAAACTTGTTATTGTCAATGAGTTGTAATGTAACCGTATTCAATGCCAGTCCATTAACTTCATTTACTGTAAGTGTTTCTTGTGGTGAATTTGCAAAACACATATCAACTTTGATTGAGTTGCCAAGGTCGCCAGGATATCTTGCAATCCAAGCACCATAACCCAAATCTTGACCAAACTTGACACCACCTTCTGATGGATCTTTAAGTCCGCCCTCTTCTAAGATTAAACTTTCTGCATAATTTGCATCATTATAGATCAATAGCTGTTGTCCCATTGAATTATAACCAAAAGTTGCGTTCCTTGCGCTATCATTATCTACAACCCTTACAACATTAGCAGTTTTTCCATACTGCAAAAAGTTATATACATTAAACCATTCAACATAATTGTTATTCACTGGTTTTCCAAACTGTTTAATAAATTCATTTTCACTTGTAATAAGAGTAGGAATCATGGATGGTCCCCAGTTAAATCGTCCAACAACTCCTGCAATGCTAGTTAGCGCCAGCTTATCAGGACGAATAGATTTGTCAATCTCATTCGTGACGATTCCCGGAGATAGAGTAAAATCTGCCATATCAGTTCCTTTAACTTGAATTATTTTAAAAGGTAAACCACGAAAAAAATAAATTAAAAATAATTAATTTTATTAGTTTAGAAATATTTATCAATTTTGAAGT